TCACGATCGGGTGCACCGAGCATCGTATCCACAAACGTCGTCGCCCGGACCATTTCACTCGCGGTCTCGCCACCTTCGTGCTTCACAACACTCGTGACGTTGAAACGCCCTGAAATACGCGGATGCAATGGAGAATGCCATGGGGCGCGGCGCAAGCTGCGCGGGTGGGCGTGATCTTTGACAACTACGATGCGAGCGGACTGCGCAGAGCGACATCCGCCAATGCTATAGCACGAGCGATGGGCTAATCGAAACCACGCGATGACTGAATTTAGCATACGATGGGTTGTCGGGGGCTTGCACATTGAACCGATGCGGAGCAATGACGCCGAGCACTTTCCCGATGTGCAAGCGAACCGATAACACATATATGAAACTGCAAATTACTAAAACATTTGGTAACTTCCACGTCACAGCTACATGCGAACCGTCGGAAGCGCAAGTGAAAGACCTTGCGTCGCTTGGGGCTTTGTATCTCTTCGAGCGCACCCCGAGCACGCAGGTGGAGCAACAGGTGTTCGCACCGATGCTCGGATGGTCGAAGGGCGAGCGTGGGACTTCATACAAACGGCCTGCTGATTTCAAACGCAACAGCGTGCCCTTTACGGACGATGTGGCGGAAGAGATCAAGCACGTTTATGAGACTACCGATGGTAAGATCGGCGAGGGCAATGCGGTGAGTTTCAACGTCACGAGTGTTGTGAAGCACGAGGGCGGTGAGACGGCGAGTGAAATGGTCCGGGCGACGACGTTTGTGGATACGATGCTCGGTGCATCCCAAAGTCCTCGTTCAAAAGCGCGACAAATGACACCTGGAGTTTCCACCTTTCTCAGTGACATGCCTCCGCCTCCTGTGCCGCTGGTTCAACACAGCGAACATCCCGAAGGGAGTGCTCCGCGTTCTGTCCATACAACGGGCCCGCGTGGGGGAGATGTGAATAACCCCAAGACTTATCCTGAGCGTCGTCGTGCGGAGTTCAGGGCCACAGAAGGTGTGGATGGGACGCTGCCGTTGCACCGGCATAACCCCACCGATCTCGTCGACAAAGCGCATCCGGGACTTAAAAACGAGCAGGTTTGGCATCGCATGGCCGCGTTCATGCTGATCAACGGACGCACGAACAGCGAGATCGCACAAGCCGCGGGCGTTACGACAGCCGCAGTCACCACGTTACGTTCCCAGCTCTGGTTCCAACAGCTCCTCGCCACGATCGAGAACGAAAGCGGACAGGCGTACACGGCGCTGCTGCACGGCGAAGCCATTGCATCGTTGGAGAAAGTCGTTGCTCTGCGCGACAACTCCGACAGCGAACGCATCGTACTCACAGCCTCGCAGTGGATCGCAGAACAAGCCCACGGCAAGGCCGTTCAAAAAGTAATTTCAACCGTCACGCACCATGCGGGCAAGACCCCACAGGACGAACTCGCAGAGCTTGACGCACAACTTGAGGCCCTGCACGCCTCACAGAAGCAGGCAAAACCTGCTGTTTCATTAGGTGCAACACACGACGCCGACCGTTTAGTCGGCAACACAAACTCCGTCGTTTCAATTTCGGAGATCGTCGAGTAGCAATACAGACACACAGACGGCGCAAGCCGAAAACACCATATGCCTAACTATCCTGTCAACGGACCAAAACCAGTCGGTGGATTCACCATGAAGGGTTCCATCCCATCGCCGCGGTTGTTCTCAACCGGAAACCTTCCACCAGAGCTTTCCACTTCGGGCAACGATAAAACGCCCGTCATTACGGAGCTCTACACCGCGGAGCTGTATGTTCCTTCCCCGTGCTTTAGCACCGGCGTTGCGAACCTCAACGGTTCCGCCGTCTCCGGCAACCTCAAGCTCGGCATCTTCACGTCTGCGGGCGTGCTCGTCGCCGCGACTGCATCTACAGCGCAAGCCGGTATCGACACGCTTCAACGTATCCCGTGGGCAACCGAGTTCGTTTCGAACCCCGGCGTTTCGACCGCACTCACGAACCCGTTGTTCCTCGCACCTGGCACCTACTACATCGGTGTCATCATCGACAACACTACGGGCCGTCTCAACACCCACACCTTCGGCAACTTCGGTCAGGCCGCGATCACCGGCGCTGCGTACGCCACGGCAATGGCCACCACGTCATTGACCATCACGCCTCCGACGACGTTCACGACTGCCGTCGGTCCAATCGCGGCTCTTTACTAACCGGCGCATATGGCATCACTCGCAAACTGGAACGCAGAGCGTGACTTCGGCATTCCGACTTCGGCAAAGGTGGAATACACCTACGTCGGGAGTGGTGCCTCAAACGACGATCTGATCAGCACGGCGACTTACTCCGTTATCAAAAGCGACCCAGGTGTCACGCCTTTGACGTACACTCAAGTCGCCGTGCTGACTTTCGCTTATGTTGGTTCTACCAACAATCTCGAATCCATCACTCGAACTGCGTAATGGCGTATAAACCACAAATCCCAGGGCTGGACAACGCAGGGTCGCCATCAGCGTCAGGATCTCCCACGGCCGTGTTCACCACGGGCATTACGGGCCGAACACCCCAAGGACGTTACGGCGTCACGAAGTCTCGGTACGACAGCAAGTGGCTAAGCCTAAACGTCGTTCTTAACCGTGAGTTAAGCAACGACGGTGTCTCCACCGCAGACGACGCGACTGCTACCATGATCGGTATGCAGTATGAGTTGGACTGGAACACACAAGGGAATGGCTTTGCTTCCGGGTTGCTGCTCACCGGCAACGTTAAAGCCGCTGCGTCCACGACCATCTCTACTGGTTCCGTCGCACCAAAGTTCACGTCCGAAACACGTGTCAGCGACTCTATTGTTATCGGACAAGTCAAATCCGGCACAGCGACGGCTGTGATCGGCACGAACACGGTCACAGGCATCGGCACGTCGTTCACCACAGACTACGCCGTGGGCGATCTCTTCATGCTCGGTAGCGAAGCGTTGCGTATCACTGCGGTTAATGCCGCATTTGGCGCAGCTGCGATCACCGTAACAAGTAACTGGGCAACAGGCTACGTTGGAGCCGCCCACTACAAAGGCTTGCTCCGCACCGTTACCGCTATCGGCGGCGCAACGTCTGCGACTATCAACGCTGCGGTCACTGTCACCAACGCTCCAATGTCCGCTGGGTTCTTCAAACTCAAAGGCACGGTTGTTGTGTCCAGCGGTGACCTCTTCACGGTCGTGGGCACAGGCACAGAGTTTCAAACCGAGCTGGCCGTTGGTGCAGACATCACCATTGGTATCTTCACCCGCACAGTTGCGAGTATCAGGGACAATTTGACGCTGACCGTCACCGAAGCGTACGAAGGCGAGATCGCATCTACCACCGCATCTGCCGGAGGCATCCGACAGTCTGAATACCACATCACTGTCGGTGACAACCGGATGATGCAGTTCAACACGCTGTCGTCACGGCCAACGTACACCTATGGTACGATCAATGCCCCGATCGTCTTGGCACCTCCGAGTACGTGTACAACGGTAGAGTACATTGCAGAACGTCGTATCCTCACGCTCGATGGGTCTGTCTATAGTTTCCGTACAAACGCGGGTGCACTCATCTCAGGCGTCGGCAACGTCTGGACCATCGGAGGCACAGGCTTTCAAGCCAGCTACGTTTGGTATGGCACAGCAGGCGACATTTACTGGCGTTCCGCAACCGTCGGAGGCCGTGTCATTCTGAACGATTCCGCAGACGCCTCTGGAGGTGTAACGATCTCGGGAACAAATGGACGGGTGGGCTTCTACGGTTCTGTAGGCGTGGTAAAACCCACCGTTTCGGGGGCCAAGGGAGGTAACGCTGCGTTGGCGTCGTTAATTGCAGCGCTTGTTGCACAGAACCAAATCGTAGACACCACCACTGCTTAACATGACCGTACGCCGCAAACCCGACACTGACGAATTTCAGGTCCGGCCTGACAAACAGGCGATCAGCTTTCGTCTTATTATTGTTGTTGCCGTATGCTCCATGCATCCGCTCGGACAACAAATGCTAACAACAATGGGGTTCACCCTTCCGGCGTCGAGTGCAGCATTGCACAAAGCCGTTGCCGAGCTCACCACAAACCTCGCGCAAGTACGTGCAGAACTCGCTGCGGTAAAGCACGATATCAGCACGGTAAAGAACCAAATGACCTCCTTCGAAGTCAACTTCGATAAGCATAAAGTCCCACAGCCATGAAACTCGTCTTCGCATCGTTGATGCTTTCACTGCTCGGCTCGTGCGCTGCACTTGACGTGCGTGGCACATTGCTACTGCCCGGTGGCGCCGTGGCTTACGGCAACAACACCGTGGAAGTCAAGCTCGATGGTAAACAAGTTATTGACCTGCGTAAATGAACCAAGCTGAAATCAAACGCACGCAAAAACGAGTCGGCACCGACGACGACGGCTTCTGGGGTCCAAAAAGCGAGGCCGCGACGAAGAAGTATCTGTTGTCGCTCATGCCTTCGCCGCACCCGTTCCCGACACAGGCAAACATTACGCCATTCTATGGACGGCACGGAGAGAAGAACGGCTTTACACCTCCAACAAAACCCATCCCGTTACCGTTTCCGGTCTACTATGAAGGATCGCGTGTAACAGTGTTGCGGCCGCATGTGAAATGTGCAGACTCCTTGCTTCGTGTGTTTGAGCGATTGAAAGTGCAATACCCGACGGAAGCAGAGCGGCGTTCGGCAGGCATTCTCACGTACGACGGCCTCTACAATCCACGCCCGATGCGTGGAGGTACTGCATGGTCCACGCACTCGTGGGCGATCGCGATCGACCTTAACGCTGGCAAAAACGGCAACACCACCCATTGGCCCACACGTGCCGTCATGCCTATCGAGGTCATGGAATGCTTCGCACGTGAGGGCTGGACCGCCGCTGGTGCATTCTGGGGCCGTGACGCCATGCACTTCCAAGCCACCCGTCCGTAATGTCCGAGGAACTCGCCACAACGCTTGCACTCAAACGCCGTGAACTGGCATTGGTGCAGCGTCGTATCGAGCTCCAACGTGAAAACGCAATCGCATTCTTCAAACCCCATGCGAAACAACAACACTTCTTTGCAAATGCGTCGTTTCGTTTCCGCTATGCTCGCACAGGGAATCGCTTTGGCAAGTCTGAGATGGGCGCGTGTGAAGACATTGCGTTCGCCCTTGGGTACCGACCTTGGATTGCTGAGGGTGACCCACTACGAACGCTTGGTATTCCGTCGCGACCGACCAAAGGATTGATCGTCACCACGGACTGGGACAAATCCAAAGAGGTGTTCACGGAGCAGGAAGGTGCGAACACCGGAAAGCTGTTCCGTTACATTCCAAAAGCCGCGCTCGGCCAACCTACGCGCAATCATTCCGGTGCAATCGACCGCATCCCGGTCAAGCACATCAGCGGTGGCTGGTCCATCATCCATCTAGACACGGTCAAATCCTACAAGCAGAACCCGCTTGGGCAAGAATCCAGTGTCTGGGATTGGGCCCATCTCGACGAACCCATCCCCGAAGGGATGTGGAAAGCGATCGTCCGTGGTCTTACCGACCGTGGCGGCCGCGCATGGTTCACGTGCACTCCGTTGTCCGAGCCGTGGATCGACGAGGCGTTCACGCCAAACCTCGAAGACCAGAGCAAAAGCAACATGAACGACGTCTTCGATGACGTCAACTCCCGTTTCATGATGACCGGGTCGATGGACGATAATCCGTTCTTGACACCCGAAGACATTGAACTGACGCTGTCATGGTATACCGAAGAAGAACGCGAAGCACGGCGCCGCGGCATTCCCACTGCATATGCGGGCATTGTGTACAAAGAGTTCGACTGGAACGTCCACGTGCGCAAGAACCCACCACCGGGCTGGGCGTCGTGGTCGCAACCGCCAAAGGACGCCTGCATTCGGTGGGCGTTGGATTACCACTTTCGTAAGAACGATGCGATTCTCTTCACAGCAACGATGCCGAACGGCACGACGTATGTGTATGCCGAACTGTGGCAGCCCATGCTCGTTGAAGAGGAAGCGCAAGAAATCAAACGTATCCTTAACGGTCACGTGGCTCTGCCAGGTCTCACAGACCCGCTCGCTTCAACACCGAACAAGATGACCGAAACCACAGCGATGGACGAATACCGTCGCTTGGGACTTGCCGTAGTGCCCGCAACGAAAGACCCTGTGAATGGCATTCGTGCCGTCAAGGCAAACCTCAAAGCCCGCGACAAGCACGGTATGCCCGTTCTCGTGTTCAACGAAGCGTGCGGCCGCACAATGTTCGAAATCTCTCGCGGGTTCATCTGGGACGGCGAAGAGAACAAGCCCGTGAAGAAGAACGACGATATGATGGAGAACCTGTATCGTCTGGCACTACAGGGCTTTGAGTATATCGAACCTCCAAGCGACTCAGATTATCAATTGGTCCACACCTCCGACTTCGCCGACAACATCATCGACATCTCCAGCGACTTCAACAACACACCCGACGACTCCAAACTCCGCCGCCTCGCACATGCGAGACGTTACGCTAGGTAAAAGACATGGCCTTCGAAGACTTTAAAGAAAAACTCAAAGACACCAACACGGCCGAACACAAAGGTCTGTTGAAGCACGTGCTCGAACTCGTGTCGATCTCGCGTAAGACGATGTCAGAGAACTACGCCAAGTGGGACGAGCATGACGCGGTGTTCCGGTCGAAGCGCAAGGCAGACAAGGAGGACCGTAACGCTGACGCTAAAGGCGCGCCACGTAAAGTCGCCATTCCTTTGGCGTACTCACAAATCCTCACCTTCGTGGCGTTCAACGTCATGACAATCACGCAGAATCGTCGGTTCTACGAGCTTGAAGCCACGGGCACTGAGGATTCGGTGTTGAAGGAACCAATCGAACTCATCCTCGAACGTGATCTGCGCCGTAATCAGTGGAATGCGTTTTTGGTGCAGTTCTTTTTGGACGTCGGCCGCTTCTCCCTGGGTGTAGGCGAGGTATGCTATACCGAAGAGTTCCGCTGGATGCGTGTGGAGAAGGAAGAATCCGTCGAAGGACCGTTCGGCATGGAGTCAACCGAAACCACATCCACATACCAACAGATTCCGACGTTCGTTGGTAACAAAGTCTACCCAATCTCCCCGTATCGGTGGCTCCCCGACACACGTCTGCCCCTCACCCGCTACCAAGAGGGTGAATTCTGCGGTTCCGAAGACATGTTCTCCATGTCCACGCTGCGCGGCATGGAATCGGACCTGTTCAACCTCAACTCCATACCGAAAATGGAAGAGGAGAAGTACAAAGAGCGGCGCAAGAAGTCACGCATCGACGAGATGCCGACGATCCGTAGCAATGACTCCAGTTCCACTGCCGACAAGGGCAACATGGTCAAGTCTGGCCCTGTCGTCATCACCAAAATGGTGTTTGACCTCATCCCCAAACACTTCGAGTACGAAAAAGGCAAAACCCTTGGTAAAGAAGGCTTTCCTGTGCGCTACATCGCATGGGTCGCAAACGACCAGACCATTGTTCGGTTCGAAGAAGCCTACTATCTGCACGGAAAGTTCCCATACTTCGCGTCTCAGTTCCTTGCGGACCAACATCAGACCGTAAACGAAGGACTTTCGGAGCTTTGTGAACAACTCGCCGGCCTCGTCACGTGGAAATGGAACGCGCACATCGCATCACAGCGCAACAGCGTTGATTCACGCTACATCGTAGACCCTGCGGGTGTCGACATGAGGAGTTTGGAGTCACGCTCTCCGTACATCTTTCTCAAAAAGACAGCGTCTCAGACCGGCGTCGATCGTTACATCAAGCAGTTCATCACACAGGATGTTACGCAAAACATCATGTCTGACAGTGAAGGACTCAAATCGTTGCTTGAAAGCATCACCGGTTTCACTGCACAAATGCAGGGACAATACTCAGCGGGTCGTCGCAGTGCTACGCAGGACCGAGTCGTTGCACAAGGGGCGAGCGCCCGTGGTAAAGTCGGCCTCGCCGCACAGTGGGACACAGGCTTTGAGTGTCTCGGCCGCCAGCTAATCGCAAACAACCGCCAAGAGATGGACTTTGAGGACTTTCAACGCGTCCTCGGCAAGCGCACCTTCCCGACAAATCCAGATACTGGCCTGCCGTATACGATCGAAGAAGTGTTCGCGCTCTTCAAAGCCGACGCTGTCACGATCGCACGTTCCGAAGACTTCTTCGTGTTCGACGCGACCAACCCGTCGGAGAAAGCCTTTCTCGCTCAGTCATTGCAGGAAATCCTCATGGAACTCATGTCGAATCCTGCGGTTAGCGCAGTTCTTGGTTACGGTCCGGATCAAATGCGTGAGCTGTTCAATCAAATCTACATTTTGAGGGGTGTAACGCCACCGTTGCTGCCCTCCCCACAACCCGTGGTGCCGCCTATGGTTCCTCCAGGACAACCCGTTCTGCCTGAGCTTTCCGGTATCCCAGCCTCCATGCCCTAATGGACATTGACACTAAAGTAGCAGACATAGAAAACGAACTCCGTAGCATCGCAGCTTGGCGGGCACTTCCCGTCACGCAAGCGCTGTATAAGGATTCGCAAGAAGAACAGGAGAGCATCATCAATCTCGTGCTGGAAGTTCCAGTCACGAACATTGAGACCTTTCTTGCACGTGAACAAGCCCTTGGGCACTTGCGTGGCCTACGTCGGACCGAAGCGATTGTCAGTGGTATGGAGGAGTCGCTGCGGTTTGAACTGAAGCAACTACCTAAATAACACTATGGCTGACGAAAACGACATCGAAGACGACGAAAACCCAACCCCCGGCCTTGATGGTCTCGACCATCTGGACGAGGATGCACCTGACGCACAGGAAGCGCCCGCTGCACCGGAGGAAACTCCTGCTGCACCGGCAAAGCCCGCTGCCGCTGCACCAAACGCTGACTGGCAAGCCGCACTTGCTGAACTTTCGCAAACGGTAAACAAGGCCGTTGCACCAAAAGAAGAACCTCAACGTCCTCCGACACAAGAGGAAATCAACGCTCACTGGGGCGTGTGGGACCCAACGAAAGAAAACCCACGGTTCATCGAAGAGTTCTTTGGACTCCCCGAAGACGCTGATCCGAAGTTGGTCGAAGCCGCAAAGAAACGTTTCGCGGCGTTGCAGACCAACCTCGTTCGTCAGTCCATCATCGGTGCACAACGTGTCATCGCTAAAGAGTTCGAAGCGCGCGACGCACGTCTGGCACCTGTGGAAGAATACGTCAGCGAGGCCCGCGCCCGCGAAACGCGTGAGAACTTCTTCAAAACGTACGAACCACTCGCCGTAAAAGACGAGGCTGGCAACTACAAGTATGCCAAAGTCCTCGAACTCGCGGCAAAAGATCTCGCAAACGAAACCTTCTCTCCCGGTAAAGCAGGAGAGAAAGAATACTTTAAGGCACTCGCTGAGCGTGCCGCTGAGGTGTTGGCTGGCGTAGGCCATGTCATCGACCTCAAGTCAAAAACAAAAACATCCGGATCAACACCTCGTCTCCCACGCACTCGCGTTGGAGGAACAGGTGGAGTCGGGGGAGGTGCAGCAGTCGGAGCGATCTCGCAACGTGGCGATGCCACGGACGAGTTTCTCGAAGATTAATACACCGCTCAGCCCTCGCTCAGTCCTTGTAGTATCATAAAACACCATGGCCTTTGGCATGTTCTCCACCGACTCTACGGTCGGTTCACGTTCACTCAAATCACGTCGGAAAATCTTCTGGCAGTTCCCGAGCGGTGCCACACCGTTGATGGGTCTGCTGTCGTATCTGCCGTCCGAAGAAACCGACAAGGCCGAATTCGGACAGTACGAGCGGCGCTTCCCGACGCAGAAAACCACCACCGTCGGTACGGGAACTTCTCCGTTCCTTAACCAAGACGGCTCTGCTGCCGGCACTCCGATCACGGTCGTTCCGAACACGGAATACATCGTTATCGTTCTCGATGTGCGGGAATTCAAACCCACGCATGTCATCGAACTGCGCGATCTCGACCTCACGTCGGGAACTGACTCCATCCGCGGCACTGTCACGGACGTTATCGTTACCTCCGGCAATGCCGGTCGTATCAAGTTCCGTCCTTACTCTGCACCGTCCTCGACGATCCTTAACGGAACTACCAACAACAATGGTAAATCCGTCACGATCATCGGTACGGCAAACGCCGAAGGCGGACGTTCCGGACAGGGCATCACGGTCGCTCCGATTAACCCGACGAACTACACGCAAATCTTCCGTGCTGCGTTCGCCATTTCACGTACCGCGCTCAAGGGCGGACTTGAATATGACAAGTCTGGGCCATATAAGAACCTGCGGTTCGAGAACGGTCTCCGCTACATGATGGAGATGGAGAAGGCGTTCATCTTCGGTGAGAAACACACCGTGAACGTCACTGACCCGGACACGAGTGAGAGCACTCCTGAGACCAAAACTGGCGGCGTCATCTATCACCTGAAGCAGTGGGAAGCAGCGAACTCTGTGTATCGTGGTGGAACCGGTGCAGCCGCAATCACGGCCAACACCGACCCTGACAAGCGTATCATCGACTGCGGTGGTTCGATCACGAAGTCGGACTTCAACACCTACATCTCGCGTTTGTTCAAAAAGACGAACGACAAAGCGTACGAAAAACTCTGCCTCTGCGGTGGTCGTGCCCTTGAGGCTGTCAACACGCTGTTTGAGCGTCAGGTGCAGAAGAACGTGCTCATGGAGGAGAAATCCACCAAGGCTAAGTTCATCGTGCACTCGCTCGAAACCTTGCGTGGCACGGTGCATTTCAAGGTCCACCCGATCTTGGACAACGACACCGACACGGACGACATGATGCTGTTCCTCGACCTGGGGAATCTGTCCTATCGTCCGCTCACGGACTCGGATACGCAGTTCCTCAAAGGCCGTCAAGAGACGGACCGTGACGGACGCAAAGACGAGTGGATCGGTGAAGCGGGGCTGCAGTGTCTCTTCCCTGAGTCGCACATGCTGCTCCAGAACGTCTCGACCGCGGTCTAACCTATGGCTGCACTAACTACAAACGCTGCGTTCATCGCCGCGGGTGGGGTTATCGGAGACGTGTGGTACGACAAAGCGTCGGGCTACAAGAACCTGCAAATCACCATCCCCGCCTCACAAGGCGGTTCGACAAACACCATCGCAGCCGCCTGCTTTGGTCTGACCACAATCGAAGGTGCAGACAATGCACGTATCTCTTCGTCGGACAAGATTTATCTTGCCGGTCCGAGCTACGACCGCACGAAGCTGTTCATCTACGACATCACCAACGCTACCGATGCAAATCGGAACAATCCAGCAGACACAACTGCCGCCACCCGTTGCCGGGTGTTTGGCAAAGAGTAACCGCAGTTAACAGAAAGGAACCTACATGAAAGTACCAAACCTCCGTTCCGATGCGTTCATCGGAGAACCAAAACACGTGGACGACACCAAGATGTTGGACACGAAAGCCCGCGAATCGGTCGACATGAATGAATCGAACGAAAACAAAGAACACGTGACGTCTCACCCGAACTTCGGGCCTGACGGTGCGCGTGGCCGCGTCGGCTAAGGAGCCTCCTCACCTCACCGTTAATGAAAACGTTAGCAAAGCTAAAAACCGTGGTGGCGGCGATTCTCGGACAATCCGAAGCGGCCCTTACAGTGGGCAGTGTCGATTTGTTCCTTGAGTCTGTCAACAACGTTCGAAAGAATGCCCAAATGGTGCATAACTTCGAATACACCCGGATGCGTGCAACGCTAGACATTAACGGTGAGACAGGAGGTTCTTTGGAAGATGCGGTGTTTGCGAATGGCAGGACCGTTGTGGTTACGGACAACACCTACACCACAGACAATCTCGAAAGTCCATGGATTTTGGTGTCTGCCGAAGAAGGGAGAGAGTCAACTCCGATCTGGTGCTGCCCTAACATTCAAGGCATAGACTTCATTCCTGTGTTTCTTACGTGGACGAATTCAGAGTGGGTTATTGCAAAACCAACGGACTTTTCTTACGTTTTCTCTGGCCCTACGACACGGGCGAACCCTTCGGGTGTTTATGCGGGCACAGGCACGGTTGTAGGAGAGTCTTTAACTGTCACCGTGGCATACAGTGACGTGCCTTTCACTTCGGTAAAAGAAGTCGTCGCGGTCACAACCACACGTGCCGATGGCACTGATGTTCCGTTGGACTTTACAAACCCTGCGGTGTCGGTGGAGCGCGATCGTTATTCGTCGGAACTCACCGACTACTACACCCAGGAGGAACGCTATCCGTCTGACGCGCAGATCATGTCACGCGGTGTTTCAGCAGCGGTGATTCAACGGGGAAGAACACTGTATCTGTATCCCACAGATACCATAACCGCAGAGCCGCTTGCCGTAAACCTTGAAGGCTACGGATGGTTGCGTGACTATACCGATGCCGACCTTAACGCCACCACACCCACAGACTTCTTCATCGAGCACGGCTTTTCCTTCCTCCAGTGGGCTGTGGTTTGTGAACTCAACTATGTGTTCCAGAAGTTTGTGCCACGTCAAGAAGGTGTGATTTCTGCGCCCGAAAAAGCACGTGACGATGCTTGGCGTGTGCTCCTGCTTTGGGACACATACCAAGTAGACTCTAACATGACACGCTCACGGTAATGTCAAACGGTAAACTACGCAGAGGTCAACAGCTCAAACCTTCGGACACTGGGCCTGTCGTGCAACAGTTCACGGAACAGGTCATGGACGATACGTCTGCGGATGCGTTGCTAGGTAACGTCCGCACCGAAATCATTCCGGGCCAGGCACAGGACTCGCTCGTGCGCGTATACACGTCGCTCGGAACGGCACTGTCACAGACCGTGAAGAAGGTCGCGGGCGTGACGAACATGAACCGTCAGCAGTTGCCTGATCAGATCGTTGGGTTTACGATTACGTTCAACAAGAACGAACAGACCGGAGAGAGCGTGCAGGATGAGAACGCTGTGTACTCCGCGGGCGTGCATGGGTCGTTGAGTCCTAATGCCTCTGCACGTGCGTCGGCTTCGGCCGCTGTCGTACCGGACCTTCAAGTCGGTATCAAAGAAACCCCAGGTTCTAACCTGCCGTGCACACATGCGTTCTTTTACATGCAGGGCAATGTGACACAGGCGCAGATTCTTACACGGCTAAGCGCAGCCACAGGCAATCCAAGCTACGGCGTGTTCGGTGCGTCAGTCAATGCATGGCCGTTGTTCTTTCCGAAGTCACTATACTTCACCCTCAAAGGCCAGCAGGTTGCGGTGCTCGCAGATGCACAGGCAGAGATGCAAGCCTCGTGGGATACGGTGTCGTATTCACGTTCGTATCGACCAGCAGGTGGGGGACGTGCCGACGGTTACAGCCGCGACGTGGGTATTTCAAACCGATCGCTTGTCGTCCCTCCAACCATCCATCCCGGTGCGACGTTGACGTTTTCCACAGGCGCAAACGTGGGCACTGCAAGCGTTGACGTGCGTGCGCGACTGACTGCGATTTCTGGCACTGTGTCGATCAGTGCCATTGACAACCATCCCGCGGCACGTACAGCTGTGGCCACTGCTGACATCACGCCTTTGACCTACGGTGCATCCACCTCATACCCCGCTGGTATCACAGCCATCCCAACCTCGGGCCTTTACATGGTCGAGTTTAGCACGCAATTTTCTGAGTTTGATGACTACTCCTTCGTCCACGCTGTCGTGATCGACGCGTCAATCTTTGCCTAATGCCTGAAGTACCAAAAGCCCAAGTTGAACGTGCCTTGCGCCAATCCAGTGGAGCAAGCACGTCGGAGATTCGTTTAGTCCAGGCACGACTACAGGCGTTCGGACAGAGCGTGCTACAGAACGTGCCTGCACGAGAGGCCGTGCGTGAAAGTGCGCAGATTCAAATCACAGACGTTAACCTGCCTGCTGCTGGTCTAACCGCGCCTGTGCCACCCCCACCGCCTGCCGTTCCTACGGTGCCATTGGCCGTGTCCGGTACAACATACACAGCGGTGCTCACGATCAGCGACGGCACTGACGTTTCGTGCCAACAAGCAGATGTGGTTCTGACCAACGTCACACCTTTCGTTCCGTAATGCCTACGGATTCGATGTTCTTTTCGTACTATCCGGGAGTTGAACCGGTGACGAATGCGCTCTTTGCACATCCACAACTTGCGGACATGGCAGAGCTGAGTATTGAACCTTTCGCACAACCTGCGGATGTTGATGGCCAAGGCACAATATACCATTTCCCTGTTTCGGGTGACGTTGCTGGCAATGACCCAAAACTCCACAGCGAAACCCACTGGCATCGCGCCTGCCGTACGTGGGCATGGAAAGAAGTAGCAATCTCGGGCACGGTTAAGATCGCCACGGAAGCCGGACGTGCGAGTAATGCAACAGCATACACACCTGATATCCCATTCAGTTTCGTTTTAACAGAGTCTGACATTCCTGACAAGCACATGGTCGACTCGCTTACCATAGCGGGCGGCACGTATCCTAAAGCTTCGATTGCACATGTTGGCACTATCGCAGGTGGCGAACTAGTCACAAACGCAGACAAAGCCGGTGCATTAGGTTCGCTTGGCTATTGGAGGTTTGCGGAACTGACAAACACACCGACGTTAAAATACACCACATTAGTAACAACGGTCACTGCATATGACAGCACAGGGGTTGATTCGGACATTTCTGTAGAGATCGTCTGCAACATTTTCGTTTCAGCTTTTGGTAACTCCAGTGTATTACGCTATAACGATGAAACTGACAATTGGCAGTGGGTGTCTATTTTCTTGCTTTACATGTCAGCAGAGCTTGCGTATGACAGTGAGTTGCCTTCGGGGTTTTTCGTTGTTGGTCCAGACGGATCACGCGATCCTGACAATATTCCGCTTCTTAATACTGTCGCTGTGGCATGTTCGACAAGCCTTGACGCTATTAGTGAAGACACGTCAACCACGACTGATGTAGGTTCCTGCGTCTTTGATTCAACTGAAAGTCTTTCGCCTGATCCTTTAATTTACGAAAACAAAGACACTATGTCTATTGATGTTCCGTGGTATTATGACGGCACCGGCACACCTACCACAGTTCAACGCGGCGTTTGGACTTCAGTGCTTGTTGAGTTCAACGAACCTTTACTTTCTGTAGTACCACCTCAAAACCCTTAAGTTATGCCTCGTATTCTGCAAGAACCAAGAATGTCCGCACGTGAACGTAAACTCTCAATGCTGCAACAAATGCAACAAGGAGAGATTCAACAACAGCAAGCCGATTCAGCGTCCGAAGCTGCGATGATGTCACAAATCGCGCAGATGTATTCGTTGGATCAGCAACAACAGCAAGCACCGTTGCAGATGGAGCGTTTACAAAACGCTAATGCCGCGGATATGTATCAACTCGAACAAGCACGCCAGATGGACCCGGTGCGTCTGGCTGCGCTTAACGCTGACGTGCGTAGCCGTGAGTATCAGAACAACATCGCTCCTGCCACGTTCCAAATGGCTCAGGACGCGAGCGTTTCGAATCTAGAGTCTGCGGCATTGAATCGTGAACTAGCGCAGAGCAACGAAGGTCGTGCGGCTGCGATGCACGCACCTGCGTTGGATGCTGCTAACGCAAATGCGGAAGCTGCGATGTTTAACACATCACGCATGCCCGACCTTTACGATCTCAACATGCGCACGGGTGAGTCTGCATTGCAGTCACAGGACCTCAATCGTGTGTTAGCCTCAGCCGCTGAAAGCCGTGCGGCAGGATTGTTCCCGATCCAACAGCAGGGTGCAATGCTCGGCAACGAAAGCATGCAAGGCCAGATCGACGCTCAGGGCATCTCCAATCGTTTCGCTCCCGCCCTCGCACAGATGCAGCTCGATCACGGACTGACCATGAATCGCATTGCGGGTGTAAACGCCGACTGGGCAGACACGAACTTCCAACAAGACTACACCGCGAAGAACGCCGCGATTACAAACACAACCGCCAATACAGTCGAAAAACTCAATCCCGGTGCACCTATCGACGCCACAACGCAAGCCGCGATTCACAACGGCACGCCGCTCGGACCGTTCATCGCAGAGCAAGCCAGCGCACGTGCGGCACGACTCGCCGCAGCACGGGCAGCTGCTGGCCTTGACGAAAACGGCAACCCTGTCAGTATCCCAAAAAACCAAAACGCACGCCCACCAGCAAGGACATCATTCCAAAAGCTGCGTGGGCTTTTCAGCAGTAACCCAACAAACAACTAAAACATATGGCCTTCGAATTCGGTGCGGGGTTTCTACCCCCAATCAAACCAGCAGCAGCTCCTCAACCAGCCGCTGCACCACCCGTCAACGGAAACAACATGCTCGCTCTCGTGCAGGCAATGCTCGCAGGCAAAACTGATGCGCAAGCACTACGTAACGCTGGGCAGCGTGAAGCTCTTGCACCCGTGCATCGTGGCATGGGTGGTGGAATCATCGACCCTACTTCAGGCAAAGAAGCCGGTAACGCTTTCAATAACGGCACGTTCCTAGGCGCCGACGAACGCGCAGCACGTGAAACCGCAGTGCTTGGTGGTGGTCGTCTCGGTCTGACCGGCATGCAGTTGCAGAACGCAGGCAGGCCTCCCGTGTCTCCCGGCATGGCCGCGGCCGCACCTACGATGCCCGCGCCCAGCACGTTCATTCCACCGCAAACCGCTGTAGGTGCAATGCAAGCCAAAGCACCATATCCGACCGGCACTAAACCTCAACCCAAAAACACCCGCACTGGCGCTTCCTTTGGTTTTGGCGCTAGCGCTGCACCACGTTCAGTGTTTTAAATGTAATCCAGCCACCCTATGGCCCTAACCTATCGACAAGTCTTAGAACGGTACGACCGCGCCCGCGCGTTCGGAGAGAAACGTTCGTTGCCTGAGTATGCGCAGTCGCTCAATGATGCGACTGAGACGCAGGCGTTCAGCGAAGGTTTGCGGGATGGGTCATGGACACGTTTCAGCACGCGTCTTGACAAGTCACTCGAACCGATCGGTGCGGTTACAGGGCTTTTAGGTGGGATTATTGGTGCTCCGTTCGGGCACTTCAAAGCAGGCCAGGAGGTGGGCAAAAGCCTGCCACGTGGTATCCTTCAAACCGCACCATTGCTCATCCCCGGTGCAGGCCAGGGTGTGGGCCTTGCACTTGCGGCAGGTGCTACAGGTGCGGCGTTTGGTGGCCAAACCTACGCAGACACGGGAAGTGCCAAAGCCGCGACGCTGTCGGGCATTACGGCTGGTGCGTTGCCTTTCGTGGGCAAGTACACCGGGGCGCTTGGTGCGCGTGCGTTTGGCGCAGAACGTTCCGCAGGTGCGCTCACAGCCACGGGCGAAGCTGCAGGGCTTGGTCGGGCAGGTTCGGCGTGGTCTGGTGTGATTCCAACGTCGACCGCACAGAAGGTGGGGCAGTTCGCTGGTTCACAGGCCGGACAGATCGTGCTGCAAGAAGCGGGCGGATACGCCCAACACAAGACGTTGAACGGCGACGAGCCATACAACTTCTTTTCTCCTGAGTTTCTGATTGGGCAAATCCCGTTTACGGTTGTCGATGCCGTGCACGCAGTGCGGAGTCCCGTCATGTCCAAGAGACAGGTGCGTTCGTTGACGGAGCAGCCTAAGGTCGTGAAACCTCCAGTGGCGCCCTATGTGCCACCTGTGAAGTTTGACGTTGCGGCGACTGCCACAATGGCACAAGGGTTTGAGGAATATCAACAGATGATGACGGCCGGTGCCACGCCGGATGAACTCGCCGCAAAGTTGCAGGCGATTGTCACGACGACGAATGCACCTGTGGAAGTGGAAGCGGCTAAGGCTGCGCCTGTGGTGGAACCACCGAAGCCGATTACGTTTAGCGGCAAAGCCGAGCAGACCAAAGCCGGCACGTGGCGGTTGTTGGTCGATGCGCACGATGCACCGGACGGCACTGTGCGTTTGCCTGAACACAAGACCGTGTTTGTGAATGGGGTGGAGCCTGTGGTTGATCCTGTCACGGGTGTGGCTACGTTCACCATGGACAACACGAAGAACATCGTGCCTGCGAATGTGGGATTCATCCCTGAGTTGGGGTTGGACCTAAAGCTGAACCCGGAACTTCCTAAGGGTCCAGAAGCAGACGTGACTTTACCCAAAGTCGAAGGCACGGACGTGCTGAGCAAAGGCGCAACGGTGGAACAGCCAAATTTGCCCGTGGGCGCGGAAGTCACGCCGACGTTCATCCCTGTGCCCGAAACCACAAAGGCTGTTCTGGCTTCTGTGGGTATTGACGCTACGGCTACGACAGCTGAGAACGTGCCCAAGGTCATTGCCGTTGCAGCTGACATCGACCAAGCCCAGACCGCTGTAGCGCAAGCCAAGGTCAAAGAAAAGCAAAAGGTCACCGACCCTACTGTGCTTGCTGCGTTGATGCAGGCGCTAAAGGATGTCGCACAAAGCGTGCTTGACGCCAAGGCACCTTTACTCGTCCTTGATCAAGAAGGTTTAAAACAGAATGCCGCAGAACAGGAACGTGCCCATGCACAGCTGCAAACCGTGCTGCGCGAAGCACAAGAGATCGTCAAAGGCGCGGGACGCAAAGGTCCGAATAAGGTTAAATCCGCGCAGCTTGAGTGGGAAGCGATGAAGGACCCTGTCACGGGCGAACGTAAAGCAGGGTTTGAAAGCGCAGCGGCCGCACATGAATGGCTCGCCGCGTACCATGCTGCGTTCCCTGAAGACAAAGAGAATTGGCAGCCACGTCCAACCGGGACACGTAAGACCAAGGGTGGAACAAAAGATCGTGGCTGGCACATCGCCAAACCGATCAACTCCGAAGTCTCGTTGGACAAGTCACGCACTGACACTGGCAAAGTGACGCTGCATGACATGATGTCCGACATGTCGCATGAGCAGAGTGATGTTATCACTGAAGGCGAAAGCGTCATGGACGAACCGTCGCTGCCTCCCGAAGACGTGGGGAATCCGGCTGATGTGCGTATTAATAATCTTATCACCCTTCGTGACGAAGTCGCAAAGAGTGGTGTGAATGCTTTTGCACGTGTCGCAACGGATGGAGATGTCGTTGAAGCATTGTCCATCCTGAAACAAGGCAAGGCCGTGCTTGACAAACTCAAATCAGGCACTGAGATTACGAAGTTGTCGCCCGATGAAGTGAAGCTGTTGGGCAAACTGTCCATTGCATTGTATGATGTCACCGGCAAGCGGGCCAACTTCACGTTAGGCTCGAAGGTGCCTTTCGACAAAGCAGTGGTCGATGAAATGGGACTGCTGCATCCGACCGAGGGTTTGAAGAATGGGCTTCAGTGGTTCGCGAAAAACGCCAAGACGTTCGGCGTGTCGCACATGGGCCAACTCGTCGATGGTATGCTTGCGGCTGCGCCGGACATTAGCGGCGTCACGTTCGCACATCCACAGCACCCCGAGTGGAGTCCGGGAGGTGGCTGGCTGTATTCCACAGACCAAGGACTGCGTCCGCGGATCAACGCCCCCGACCTACCGTTGTCGCGTGAAGACGCAATGACGTGGTCGTTTCGTTTGGTGCACGAGTTCGCGCACTTTCTAGGGAGGGACTTGATGTTACGTACGGATGCGCCTGCAATGGCACTGAAGAAAACCTTGCAGGAGGTGTTGAAGGAACTGGAGCGTAGTTCAATGCTGCCGAAGAAGGTGCAGGAGTTGATTAAAAGGGCACGTAAAGAAAACCATTACGATCGTTTAATGAGTAATGGACGACCTGCAATGCCACGTGAAGTTCCTATCATGGAGAAGCCTCCACTATTTAACACTGCTGTTGTGTTACTTGATGGCACTTTAGTTGATTTAGGGCGTCGTGGTACTCATGGTGATATTGTGGTTGAAAAAGGTATTGAGCCAAGCGACATTAAGTATCTTGGCTATACCGATGCAGAGGGAAATGTCATCGCAGACAGGACAGGTAAAGGAGAGTTCTTGCCCCGTTTGCGCCGTGTTGAAAAATCCACACAACTTAAAGGTCCTTCGTGGGACGGAGATGCAATGCTTGCAGACTGGCGGCGCACTGCTGGCAAAGACGCAGACACATGGAAAGAAGTCATTTATGGTGCTCTAAACGAACACGAGCTGCTCGCTCAAACGTTCGGCTCACCCGAAATGATTGCTGTGTTGCGTTCCACGGAAATGCGCACGGAGAAGGCATCGCTGTTGCAGTTCTTTAGTCGTGCGTGGAATCGACTCTTCGGCAAAGACCAAGCATCGGACAATGCACTTGCTGAGATCCTGACACGCTTTGACAAGTTCCTTGACGTGGAACGTGACGGGTCGTACACTACGCGCACCTACGTGCGTGATGCATTGGTGAATTCCGGTGTGCGTGGCGAAGCCCTTGCGTCACGGCTGCGCACGGTTGAGGACACATTCCACACGGGCATGTTGAAGGCTAGCCTTGATGGTCTGGAGCGTGAGAGTGCAAATGGACTGTTGCCATTAGAGATGCAGTATGACACGTTAAATCCACGACTCAAGACGGCATTGCTGTTGGGCGGTCCTGAGGATGTGTTCAAAGCCACCTACAACCTCACCATTGACGAACTCGCAAGTGCTGAAGCTGTGCACTTTCGCGCGTTCGAGGATGTTGCACATGCACAGAATGCGATCACGGCGATTCGTTCGGGTGAGGCCAAAGGTACGGTGCAGAAAGGCCAAAGTGAAATACTGGCGTCGCAGATGGTGAAGCTGCATCGGATGCGCACAGCGTTGGATAAGCAAGCCAATGCACTGCGGACGTTGCAAAACCTGGACAACTTCACGCCCCAGGGTGCAGCGAATCTGCTGTCCGCTGTCATGCAGGGTCGTCCACTGCCCGCACCTCCAGGGCCTGTCCCTGCTGACGTACTCACGCACGCACAAGAGTTGTTGGGGTTGCGTCGTGAAAACGCTGAGGCAGCGATCGAAGGTCGTGGGGCTTTTGCTGGTCCATTAGGCTGGCTCGGAAAGCAACTTGGCTTGCAGCAGTTCATGAAACGTATGCATCCTGAGGTTGCATCTGTGATTGATCATCTGTCCGAAAATCAGGCGAACGCTACGTGGCGCATGAACATGTTGAACATCGCGTTTGCGTTTGACCCAAAGACAAAGTCGCTGGACAAAGTCCGGAACGCGTCAATCGACTGGGTGATTGCTACGCCGAAAGCGGCACGCACGTATAGCGCGATCAAGCAATGGTTGAACGTGCAGGAAGCCGCGGGTAACCGCTGGTCGTTCAATGACCCGGAGCCGAAGAAGTGGCTGTCGGAGTTTTCGACTGAAAAGCGTAAAGGCCGTATGTCGGACCGCGACTCCATCCTTGCCACGTTGCAGTCGTCTGCGGCACGTCACGAAATGGCAACAACCCAGCTGTGGCCGCAGTTCTTTCGTGAGCACAACAACGAACTCACCGCTACGATCATCGCGATGGGTGAGGTTGGGATGCTGCCCGAACAGGCACGTCAGATCACGACAAATCTGTACAGGGCGTTGGAGCAACTCCAAGACCCAGCGCAAGCACCTCAGGGTGTGGTTGGCCTTCAAGCTTTGTCTCAGCAGATGAGTCCAGATACCTATGCTCGTGCCGTCCAACACGCTCAAGGAATGCAGCAGTCCACTCAGCAGTTTTTGACGCGCATGGCGAGTCGTCCAAACTTCGCCACGGAACAACGTTATGACGCATACCATGTGCGCATGACTGGTCCTGATGGTGCCATGGATTACACATCTCACCGCACGCAAAAAGAGGCGTTGGCATATCGTGATCGTAAACTCAAAGAGGGTTATACGTTCTTGGATTACGTCCCGAAGGAAGACGCAAATGCACCTTCGCGTGGAGTTAACGCAGAGGTGATGGACTGGATCAGTGAGTATGACCAACAGACCGCACAAAAGATCGAACTGATCCTTGGTGATAAACCGGAGTTGCTTGAACGTGTGCTGCCACTAGCACAACGTGCCTCGATGCTGCAAGCCGGACTGGATTCATTTAAGCCAGTGCCGGGAGCAGCACAGCGTAAGTTTGTCGGGGGGCGTGAGCACATTAACATGCTTGAAAACGAGGATGCGTTTTACATCAAAGCCAACAACTGGATGCGGCACAAGATGACGCGGACGCAGACCACGTTGGACAAGCTGCATCCACAGCTTCAGACGAACCGAGAGCTTTCAAAGTATGCTGACAACATTGTCGACCAATACCTCACGCCTGACAATCCGTTGGCGCAGAAGTTTGTAAAGACCACATACTTTTACAAGCTGGCGTTGGACTTTGGTCAGGCGGTGATCGAATCTACACAATCGCTGACCACCGGCATGACGGCATTGATCGGTGAAACCGGTGCAGTGGGAGATGCTGGCGTGCGCACTCAAAAGGCACTCGCCGCGATCGCGAAACAACGTGTGTCGCGCAAGTGGGACAATGCTGAACATCAATGGTTGATGGAGCAGGCTACACTGCGTGGCGTGCGGGGCACGTCTATGTGGAACGAGGTCTACGACCCTGATCGCGCCACGATGCACGAAGTGAACCATGCACGCGGGAATCCAGTAAAGCGTGCGGTCCATGTTATGGACCATACCGCGAAGAAGTGGTCGACAATGTTCACGACGTTCAACGACGACATTGGGCTGCTGACTGGCTTTGACCTGGCACGAGAGAAGGGCATGTCACAAGAAGATGCGTTTAAGTATGCGGTGGACCTGAAGAACCGTGGATACTTCACGCAAGGTAAAGCCGGGCGGGCACAGGGTCTGTGGTCGTTTAAGACGAAAGCAATCCCGCAGCTCGTAAGCTCTCTTCAGAACTATACGCTGGGTTGGTTTGGTCTGATGGCGGACAATTACAAAGTGGGCTTTTCGAAGAACCCACCTCCTGGAATGACTCCAATTCAGCAACAAGGCGCACGCAAAGCCTTTCTATACGCTCTAGGTGCGCAAGCTGTATTCGCAGGTGCCCTTGGGTTGCCCGGAGTTGGTCAAGGTATTGCACTTGTTGAGCAGACAACAGGAGTTGATCTAAAAGGTTGGCTGCGCCAAAACTTGACCACGCTATTTGACGAAGACCAGCAAGACGGAGGATTAATGACGAGCATAGCTCTACGAGGTCTGTCGTCGGGCGTGACGCCGTTTGATCCGTCGTCGAGGATGAGTGTGAGTGTTCCATTTATCGGTGTTGATTCATATCGGGGTTTTGACTTGCGGAATTTGATGGGTGCTCCGGCAGCCACAGCGTCGGATTTCGTGCAAGGGTTACTTGCCACAGCACGTGGAGACAGCGGTGGTATAGAAAAGCTACTTCCAAATGCGTTGAAGCGTCCTTTTCAGCTATGGCAAGACGAAAGTGACATACGCGACAAACGGGGTGGCTTGCTGTATGAGCTATCGCCTGGAGAACGTGCCATGATGGCGTTGGGTATGCCGAGTTCCCGAATACAGAACGCCAAAGACGTGGCAATAGCAGCTGATAAAGTCGCGGAGGCAAGCTTGAAGGCACGACAGGCGTTCGCCGACGAAATGGCAAAGCTGATTCGACAAGGTCATACAAACGTCGTCCGCCAACGACTTGCAGAATACGCAAACGAGAATCCCAACGCTGATATGCAAGCGATGGTGAGAAACGTAGCAGCGAGGGTACAGGCACAGAGTATTCCATACGATCCAAGGCGCACACTTAGTCCGGGGACTGATCTTCAGGGTCTGGCGCCGAGGCTAGACGGGTCCGAAGCGCTTCGTCTTGAAACGAGACGGAGAACATTACAGGATTTAGGTGGTCGGGTATCGCACGCTTCGGCTGCGGCTTCGGGACGTGCTGCTCGACTTGACGCATTACAGGCGCAGAATCCTTACTTAGGTCTATCGGAATTGCGTCAGAAGGCTGGAATGACGCGACCACATCCTCTACAGTTTCTTGAGGGGTCTCCGTACCAGTAGGACGGACAAGGTATCGTACGAGGTCGGAGTCACTAAGACCTTCGAACGATTTTGGAGTGCCGATCAGGGTACCCACGAAGATGCCGTTGTTGTTGACCATGCGTTCGACAAGACGACCGACGAGTATGAGATGTGAAAGCACATCGTTGAGTTCGTTGAAGCCCGTGGCTTGGTCGATGAACATCTGGAGCAGGTGCTTTTTGTTCATTGGTTTGCCAAGTGCTTCGAGCATACGCACGACCTGAGAAATAACACCAGCATTGGGGTTGATCCCGGTGCCTTCGAAGACGCGTTCGAGGGTTTTTTCGAGCATCCCGCAGAACTTCAGCGCGAGCTTGTAGTGCTCGACGTCGATGACCAGAGGTGCGTCAGATGGGAGTTCTGCCAGTGCGATGAGCATGGAGAGCTTGAACAGCATCTCGCCTTTGGATTCAAACCATGACTTCGTCTTGGGTGGTCGGTCGTTAAGGACACGTTCGTTTTCGTAGAACCAGTCGACGTAGAATTTGTCGCACTCTTCGGACAGCGCGAAGGGGCCGCTGCGGGTTTGAAGGTTCTTGCCGAATTCAACGCAGTAGTTCTCTGCACGTGTCTGGGCGGCTGTGAGTGTGGGTTTGGGGACGAGGTTCTTTGTGGCGCAGAACATGAACGCACAGCGGCGGGCGAAGCCACCGGTGAGAATGTCCATCTTCATGTAGCCTTTGAGCTTCTCGGGCGTCATGCAGCCGAGAAGGGTAACATAGGGACCTTGCACGTAGTCATTGCCCTTGTTTTTAGTCTCAACTTCCCATACGCTTTCGGTCCACAGGGACGTGAGACAGTCGAGGAAGCCGAGAGGATTTACACCGAGGAATTCGACTAGCTCCGTCGCGAAGATCGCGTATTGGTTATACTCCACATTTCTATTGTTAAAGTCAAAATGTTTGCGCCCCGCGAACTTGTCGTTGGACATTTTGAGTGACATGGCTTCTTTCGTGATTTGCGTCGCGGCGATGGGTGAGACTCCGCTGGCACGGACGATTTCTTTTGCCCGGTCCATTGCGGCACTTTTGCCAGTTCCCGGATCGCCGACCAAGACCACATAGAGGTTGGTGTAGTAATTGTAAGGCCCGAATGGTAGCCAGAAACGTCGACCGGCAAATACAGAGAGTACGCTGAGCATGGACCAGATGTGATACTCTGTGGCTGGCTTGGTGTTTTTAACGGCATCGAGATAGTTGGTGATGAATGACATTTAAACCCAATCCTCCGGTGGCATGTTACCTTCTGCAAAACGTAACAGACGTGCTCTCCGCCGAATTGTCGGATCGTCAGAATTGCAAAGGTCGTGTTTATTAACGGCAACCATTAAGTCAGTGTAGATTGACGCAAATTCCAGTTGTGCGATTACATACGAATCACGGTGAAGGTCAAGTTTGTTTGTTGAAGGGTTATAGACAAGATTAAACATAATGTTAGAGGGCCAGGATATGGGCTAAACGACGCAGAGGAATGAGTTGTTGAAGGGAACGCCAGAAGAGGTGAGTTCGATGTAGCGCACTTTGATTTGCTTTCCGATTGGTGGGTTGGCCATGAGTTCGACACGTGTGGCGTCGTCGAATCCGGTGCCGACATTGAACTGCACGCCTTTACGTGTAATGCACACGAGCGCACCAATCCCAATGTCCGCTTTGCCTTCACCCTGCGTCACCCCCACACATACAAACTCATCATCTTTCCACGCTTTGTATTTCCACAAGAATGGGGAGTTTTTGCGCGTGCCGTGCGGGGTTTTGCCGAAGACGTAGGGCCCGTCGGGACGTACCATGATGCCTTCGTAGTCTTGCGCAGCGTAGTGGTGAAAGGCTTGGTTGAGTTCAGCACGTGAGTGGGAGAAGGTTGTTGGGACGACTTTGACATGGGGTAGTTGCTGAAGTGCGAGGTGGTGGTTGAATGGGAACCAACGATCGGAGAACGTGAGGTCTGGATTGACTACATCGAAGACGTGGAACTCAATGTCTTTAGTGTCATGGCGCGGCTGTGCGCTGTTGACGGACACAGAGCCGTTGATGGTTTGAAGGTTCCACCCATGCACGTAGAGTTCTCCGTCAAGGATACGGTCGCCGAGCAAGGATTTGATGGACTCGATCTCGGTTTGCAGGTGCCGCAGCTTTGGTGCGTGCCAGAGCTTCTCGTCACGGGACATAAAGATGGCAACACCACCGTGCATTTGACACATACAGCGCACGCCGTTGAGCTTGGGTTGGACGTACGCAGGGAAGCGGTTGAAACGTGGCCCGATGTGGGCGGCTAGTTGGGGTTTCATATGGACACTTCTTTGCCTAACAGAGCGTGTAGTTGTTTGTTTTCTTGTTGCAAGGTCATGATCTTTTTGTACGCGCGTGCGAGTTTAGTGCTTGTGGGTTGCCGTTTACGTCCACCACGACGCCGTCCTTCTGAGGCAGTTTCGAGTTTGGTGGCTACGGCTTCGAGGCGTTTGATGACTTCGAGTGTATGTCGGTCCATTAGATGTTTCCGCCACCATAGTCCGGGCCTTGTTCACCCCATGAAGGGCCGTATGCACCTTCGAACGGAATGATAACCTGGGTGTTGGCGATGGTTAGTGTGTTTTGGAAATACCCGCGTATCTTAGCCACCGCCCATTCGGTGAGGTGGATAGGAAACTGACCGATGAGCGCGTCATGCACGGAATGCAAGGGTTCAATGATGTGATTGCCGGGACGGGCGCGGCGTTCGGCTGGAGCGTCGGTCCATTGATTCTCTGGATCGTACCAAAGGTTGCGCGTTGCTTCGTTCGTGGCGAAGGTGGTATTTTCCTGTGGCTCGTCGGCAAGGAACTCCTTCCACGTGTCGTGATCGGCAGCAAAACGTTTGAGCTTGAAGTCCCAGGACTTACGGCGACCGAAGAACTGCCGGGTGTGACCCGAGGCAGAGACAAGGTTTTTGCCATCCGCGACTTGTTCACGCGCCCAGTTGTGCCAAGCATAGAGGCCGGGATAACGTAGGAAGTAGAAGCGTTGCAGCGTTTCGAACTCAGACTCTTCCATGAAGTATGGCACACCTGAGATTTTATACGAGTCTTCCATGATCTGTGCCACACCGGTACGGGCCTGAACTCCGTAGTTGGTGGCGTGCTGCACACGTTTGCAACCGAAGTAGAGCCACGAGTTTTGATCGCAGCATTCACCGGGCGCAGACGCGGCTTTGCACTTGGCGACAAGTTCTTCACGTGAGCACTGCGTGTATGCGACACCATAGGTGTGCATAAGTGCAATGATCTTAGCGGGCTTGAGTCCGGCCTTGTAATCCAACCACATGGTGGGATCACCATGACGCATGCAGTGTGCCGCTACTGTCCACCCGTCCGCACCGGCGAGGTCGCATTGGAATAGCCAATAACCCGGGTCCGCTCGATAGAGTTTACGGAGCTTCTTTGTAATGGTCTGAAGGTTTGCGCCGGAACCTGTTGGCGACTCGTAGCATGTAAGGCGCATAGTCTCAGTACCCACGAGATTATAAGCGCACCGAATGCGACCATCAGGATCGGTGGAGAGCTCCAGTGTCTTGCGAACACTCTCAAGTTTAGAATACAAAAGCAGGTCAGTGAGCAGAGCGTCAGAAGGAAACTTACGCGCAAGTTTGAGTAGCGCAGGGACGTCGGTCGTGGCTTTTTTGTTCACGCCACGTCCGTTGTATTGTACTGGGTAGCCTTTCTCTTCATACAGACACTTTTTGATTTTGGTTTGAGACAGTGACGTTTTGCCACGAAGGGAATGACCGACACGTGTTTCGACACGGGATTCAGTTTCGAGCAGCGCGGCACGGCAGAGGGCGAGTTCGTGCGCAGCGGTGGCAGAGTCATACGCAAAGCCGCGCCGTTCCATGGACAGAAAGGCGGGCAAGAGTTGGACATTGCGACGATAGAAACGTTCCTCCTGAATGGACAACATACGGTCCATTGCGAGGCAGTTTTCAAGCGTCACGCTAGCGTCGATACAGCAGGCGCGGTATTTGTTTTGAATCTCCGTCGCTGGGTCTACTCCTGCCGCGGCACGCTTCTTCTGTTCTTTCTCACTGTATGCGATGAGGTGTTTCCAGGCAGGTTCTCGGGTGAGTACGGATGTTTGCACATCCAGACCTTTTGGAAGTTCACTGTAGATACTGGCCCACTTGAGCATTGTATCTTCTCGCACATTTCGTATAAGCATTTTGAATCCATAGTACAGAACGAAGTTATCGTAGAGGGAGTTCTGTAGGCACTTTGGAATATCGTCTCTGTAGAGGAATCGTGACAGAGACTGATAGACCCGTCCTTGTTGTTCGAGGGAGTAGCGGGAGAAGGCCACAATAAACGCATGATTTGGTGCGTCTGCAATGCCCATGCACGACCAGCCCTGAAGTCCGCCTTCAATGTCGACAGAAGCCATGCGTCCAGACGGCCAGTTGTCCAGACGATGGCAGATTTCGTCGGCGCTGAGGCTAAGTTCAAAATGCCGTTGAGGAAGGACGATGTCAGGTGATTCTGCCTCGTGCCGGGCACGCGTAATGTCCCACTGCAAGAAGGGCCAGCGACTGTAGTTGAGACCACCAAAACGGATGAGTTCATAGGGATGGTATGTGGCAACGGCTTTGCCGAAGGAGGTGTTGATGATGCTGCCGCGCCAGTCTTCTACACTGAATCCAGGCCCACGTGCTGCAAGCAGTGCAGCGTCTCCGAGTAGAAGGACACAATGAGGTTTGTATTCCTTGAGGTCGGTGCGTAATTGGGCCAGTCCAGCTCGGACTTTCTCATGTCCGAGAAAAGAGTTTTCGATACGTTTAAGCTTGGGAACTCCCTTAACAGTAACTTCTTGGTATTCATCATATTCAGTAATATCATTGTTGGGAGGTTGGTATTGCGTAATGTTTCCCACGTAACATCCGGCCCGTTGTACACCAGCGGCGCCAAGCAAGGCGTCAAGGATACGTCCAGCGGGTCCGACGAAGGGGACGCGTTGGGTGTCTTCGTCGGTGCCGGGAGCGTCTCCGATAATGGCCAAACGATATGGCACGTCAATTGTAGGAAAGACGTTGGGGACGTGGTTCTGCGATACGAGTGAGAGTGCAGGTCCTGGAACTTCATTTGCGGTGGCTTTTGTAGGGTCTGTGATCACGGTAGGATAAGGTCTTTTGGGTAGCGGCGGCGGATTTGCTGCACGATGGCGGTGCACGTCTCTTCAGGGAGGTCGTAGTAACGTTCTACCACGGCGTTGCTGTTGTTGTTTCCAGGCACACGCAGAATGCGGATGATGCGGATGTTGGAGAGCGAACGTGAGATGTCTACGGAGTAAGCATCACCCTCCCACAGCAAAGGGATGGTGTCATAGGGTTGTGAGGAGTTTGTTGGCATACCATTGGGCTTTCTCTATGTCTTGTTTTGTTTGCATCACGTCTTTTTTGCCCGCACGCCAGTAGTATTTAAAGACTTGGCCTTTGAGGAACCCACGGAATTCTTCAGGTGTGAGCGCGGCTTGAATAGCGTCGATGCACTCGATGTTGCCGGAGGTGTAGTGAGTGGGGTGGTTGACGTAATCGCTGATCTCGGGCACGTTGAGCGTGAGATCAACCACAGGAGGTGGCACCATAGGTGCAGGTCCGAGACGTTCACTCATACAAACTCCACGTTGCTGCCGTGAATCACACGATACGCGTTCTTCATGTGCTCTTCGCCACGGTTGTGATGGACCTCAGAGATCTCAATACCATAAGGTACAAGCCCACAGTTCACAGCGGCACGTGACGCGGAACGTTCGCCCGCGAATGGGTCGAGCACGGTCTGGCTGGTGAACGCAATGTCGTCATAGATGTCTTTCCACAGCGCGAAGGGTTTGGCGAAGGGATTGTTGTACATCTGGCGCTCAGCCGCGAAGTTGTAGGAGCGCCATGATGTGGTAACGGGACGACGCAGCGTGGACTTTTCGCTGCGCCGCAGGTACATGGCGACTTCGTAGTTTTTCGTGGTGTTATACTGAGGCGCGTTGTTGCGGGCGGGTGAAGTCTTACACAGAATCACAGGCCAGTCCTGCACTTTCCAGCCGATCTTCTTGGCAGTGGCTTGGAGGAAGTTCCAGTGGTCGAGGTCGAAGCAGAAGACGCAGAAGCCGTTGGGTTTCACCACACGGAACGCTTCTTCAAGGAACAGCGGCATCATCTCGACGTTCTGGTCTACGTCGTGCGTGTCCTTGACGGATGCGACTTGCTTCTCGTCGAGGTTGTCCATGTCGATGCCGTATGGAATGTCCGTGACGACGTGATCAAACGACGCATTGGCGAACTGTTTCATGACGTTGTGAAGGTGCGGCCCCTGTGCTTGCAAGGCATCACCGAGAAAGAACATCGAGGACAAGGGCACGATGACGGCAGCTTCGGTTGCTGTCTTCGGGCCGTCTTGAACTGTCATGGCCACAGCTTGGCCTGCTACGGGAGCAGGTGCGGCAGCAGGTTCGGTGGCTTTGGTGCCCGGAACGCTGAAGGTATCGAGGAACGAAGAAATGTCCACGGCACCGGGAGGCATCGTTGCGGTGGTCTTGGCAGCCGCAGCGGGCACAAGAGGTGCGGACTTGGCTTTGTCTGCGGCGCGTTTGGTCAGCTCTGCGAGTGCTGCGTTTTCTTTGCGTTGGATTTGCAACTGCAACGCCTCCTGTAGCGACTTGCATTTGATGATCTCTTTGTCACCGGCGTGGATCAGCTTCGCGGTTTGGATGGCATAGTTGACCGTAGATTTGCCATAGCCAGGTCCGAGGAGTTCGGCGGTCTGACGACTGCCCCATGCCTTCGCACCTTTTTCGAGCTTCTTCATTTTGTGGGTTTTTTCCACGAGAAGCACGTTGTCGATCCATGACATGTTGAGGCGCTGAAGGTTCTCTTCGAGTTCGGCCTCGCGACGTGTGTGCTCGGGCACTTCGTGCTGAAAGACGAACCCACCGACGCCGGGCTGAAGCGTGGCCCCGTGCGTGAGTTCGGTTACGCCGAGTTTTTGCAGGGCTTTGTAGCGACGTCCGCCAGCGACGAGGTGGTATTCGTCGCCACTGCGAGCGAGCACCAAGGGCTGGAGCATACCGATGCGCTTGATGGAATGTGAAAGACCTGCGATATCACCGTATTCTTTTTCGTTACGGGCACGGTCGGTGACAATGATGTCGGAGAGTTGGATTGTGATGTTGGACATAGAGAAAGGAAAGAGAATGTAGGAACAGTGCGCTCACTGTATTACCGATGTGTTCGTCATCGAACCTACGTGGTGGGGTTAGCCGACGTACGCTTTCAGCGTCTTGACCTTGTTGTTCTGACGACCTTGATAGGTGTCGATGAACACATGGCCGATGACGGTCTTGCCTTGCGCGGACTGTGCGAGGGCAAGGTTGAACGCCGGACGGCTGTTGATGTCGGTCTGGAAGATCGCATCCATCGTGGCGGAAAGGCCACGCAACCACGCGTCTTTGTCTTTGCTGTCTTCGCGGGCTTGCAAGCCGCTCGTGACATACACAGGATGGTTCGGCTTGATCGTGCGGCCGTCGACTGCGGTGACTTCAGACGTCGTCGCGAGCTTCAGGTTCCAGTTCAGGCCGTTGCCGTCCTTGTTCGCGTCGATGGTGGACTCGACGACCTGCAAGAGGTAGTCAGCTTCGGGGAGAAGCGGGAGTGTGGTGTCGACGCCTGCGGTTTGGATTTGGATGGATAGTGGATCGATGAGTTGTGACATGATATGATGTAGTTTTGTTGTTGTTGTTATCGTTGTGCAGCACGCATCTTGGCTGCCGTGTTGAGTTGTGATTATTGCACCGTGCCGCCGGGGAATGCCGGACGGACGGTAGTGCCTAAAGGCGTGACGAGTTTGCCTTTGCCTTTAGGTGCGAAGGGCTTGACTGAGGTGACGTTATGACCACCGTTACGGATGAGCTCGAACAGCTCGTCGGCTACGGACTGAAAGTCTGTGTCTTCGGTGTTGAGTTCGACGATGAAGGCTTTCTTCATTTGACGGAAGGCATGTTTGCTGGTCCGGGTGCAGGTGTGACGGGTGTGGGTGACGGCGGAAGTATCCCGATGTGCTTACGCACAGCAACGATCAGATCGTCCTGCTTGAGCAGGCCCGTTAAACCATAGGTGTTCTTCAAGAAGTCCTGACGGTTGTTGCCAAGCGTGCGGGCGTTCCATGTATGAGTGCCCATGTTCTCGGTGACTTCACAGAACCACACGTCAGAGAAGTACGCAGGGAACTTCCCACGTATGGAACCATCGACGGCGATTTGGTATTTGTAGGTGTTGTCGCTCTCGTCTTTCTCCTTCGTGATGTGCGCCGTCATGATGATCTTTTTACCGGACTGGCGAAGCTGCATGACGAGGGATTTCCACAAGAGCACCAGCGAACCCCAATGTCCGAACCCTTCGAGCTTGATCGCTTCGTCGACGATCGCGCCACAGATTTTGGCTTTGATAATGTCTTCGATGAAGGTGGCGGAGTCGATAACGATACAGTCGATGTTAGGATCGGCGATTGCAGCATTGAGTTTGCGCAACATCCTGTCGTACCGCTGGTTTGATGGGACGATCTTGCCGTTCTCGTTCGGTGTGGCCATGTCATAGCCGACGATGTTGCCGGTCTGCTTGAGTTTCTTGAGATAGTCAATGCCGGACTTGAAGTTCAGGTCCGCGACAAAGACGTAGGTCTTGGGAAACAATCGCATGGCAAGGGAGGTTTTGCCTGCGCCAGCACCACCGCACAGCAGGATTGCCGTGCCGAAGTTGTCGTTGAATTCTTCGATCTGTTGCATTTAGTCGGCGAGTGGTGCAGGAACGGAGGGTTCGATCTTGGTGGAGAGCTTGATCTCTTTCC